TCTAAACAAATAAGAAATTACTTCATCAACTGAAATGTTGTTAGAAGCATAGTTTGCCGAATCAACAGTAGATATTAGTAATATATCTGAGGATGGGAATAATTCTTTAGGAGAAACAACCTGAGAAATTGTTTCAACATTTGAACGAGAACTTCTAAAAGATGTTGATTTAGTATCTTCAGCACCAGCTTGTCTATCGTGGTGGTCCGTATGAATTACAAACATTGGTTTTCCGTGAGCAAAATCCACTAATACCGGCATTGTGTCACCTTTAGCATCATTCTTTTTTACCGCAAACTCTTTATCACCATATTGAATAATGTGAGCCCCAACAACTTTAATACCATTGTTTTCAAGGTATTGTTTCATTGCTATAGCCGTAGTCACACCATCTAAATCTTGGTGAAAATATATTTCCGCTTTGGGATATCTTTTAGAAAGAGCATTAATATCTCTTAATCCACTTTCTTTTATAAGTTTTTTCATATTACATTTCAGGCATTATCACAATTGCAATCACATCACCACTTTTCAAACCCTTACTTAATGAGCAACCTTTGTTAATTCTAATAAGGTCATCAACACTAGTAACACCAGGATGTTTTGACGCAATGTCACTTAGTGTATCACCTGATTTAACTTTATATAATTTAACATTATAACCATAAGCGGATTGAAGTCGTTTTGGGTCACCAAAACAGTATTTACCACCCATTTCAGGTTTAATATTATTCATTTGAACACTAACTTCTTTTTGTCGGTTCATTTGCTCACTAACTAAACCATATTTAGAAAGGATGTCACCTTTTTCTTCTTCAGTAATTATAAATCTTTTTGCCATAATTGTATTTTTAATTATAAATATCCGGGAAATAAAAAAAGAGGATATTACTCCTCTTTTAATTACATATCAATATTATGTGAAATTTTCATATGTTTTTTGAAATTACCAACACCACCAATTTTTTTATCACAAAATTCACAAATAATAATTTCTTCTTTATGTCCTTTAACATTTTTTAATATCATATGTGAAGTAACCTCATCTAAAACATTATTTTTTTTAGCATAAGAATAAGCACCCATCGCACCTAATCTGAACGCTTCTCTATTTTGATATTTAATCGCTTCTTCTTTAACTGATTCAAAATCCCAAACACGTCTTTTTTTCATATGTTTAGTAATATCGTCAATCCAACCATATTTATAAGCGGCGGTACAAGCATTTTTATTTTCTTTTCTAAATTCACTAAAATTATCATATTTTTTAGCAATTTCAAAAATATCCTCTTTAACCCATTTAATTCGACCATCAACCATATGTTCAGTATTATTTTTTAATAAACCTTTTCTTTGAGCATACGAATATTCACTTGGATAATTTTCTTTGAATTCTTTTTTTGTCTTGTATTTTTTAGAAATTTCAAATAAGTCTTTATCTGTATTATCCTTAATAATTTTTTTTTCTAAACCATTTAATAAATCATTCCAATTATTTTTCAAAACCGCTGCGTAAGCACCTTTTTCATTTTTGTAAAAATCAGTAAATTTTGTATAGTTTTTAACTATATCAATAATAATTTCTTTAGTATATTTTCTAACTTTAATTATTCTTGACATATGAGAAGTAATTTCATTATACCACTCAGATTTTACAGCTACGGACCAAACATTTGGTTCATTTTTTCTAAAATCAATTAGATTATTATATTTTTTTGCAATTTCCCAAATCTTATCTTTATCCCATACTCGTCGATTACTACCTAAACCACCGGTTTTTGTTTTATTAAGTATAAACCAACCTTCTTCAATGTATTTTTCCAAAAATTCATTTTCTTTTTTTTGTGCTAATATATTATTTATATAATTAGTGAGAGGTTTGAACACCGGTATGAGCCCTGTTTTTTCAATATGTTGATAAACAGAACTACTTTTTGATGTCATATGACTATGATGTCTTCTTTTTTTATTAAAAGTTAACCCAACATAACAAAAATTATCAGAAAACTCATAAACATAAATCATTCGTTTATATTTATGACCCAAAGGTTCCATATGAGTTGTTATTTCGTCCATAATTTTCCACCTTAGTGCCGAGTTATAAGCATTTGGATTATTTTGTTCAAAGTCAGTTCTACTCTCGTATTTTAACGACTCTTGATGTAATTTATTTTTATCCCATCTAATATTAGTTCTATCCATATGAGATATTAATTCATCTATATAACCTCGTCTTTGAGCATATAAATAAACAGCGTTTTCATTTTTTCTAAAATCACTAAATAAATCATATTTATTAGCAATTTCTTTCATATCATCAAAAGACCAATTATTATTTCTTAATAATACCATATGACCACAAATCTCATCCAACCATTTATTCCTTAAAGCAGCACTATAAGCATTATTTGATTTTTTTTGAAATTCCGTTCTTGTATTATATTTAATTGATTCAATATTCGCAAGTTCTTTAGTCCATTTTATTCTTGTTTTAGTCATAGTAATATAATTTAAGCAAATATATAAAAAAAATATTAATAGTTGTGTTTTTTTATATATTCAAAATTTGTTGTTTTTTACTATCTATTAGGGATTGAACTCGTTTCCTTGAGATGTCCGTGTAATTTGGTGATAATTCGATTCCCAACCATCGTCTTTGTAGCATTTCTGCCGCGACCGCGGACGTTCCGCTACCCATAAAGGGGTCAAGAATTATGTCATTCTTATATGTTAATATCTTAATAGCTTTCATTGGGATGTCCATCGAGAATGTGGCCTTTGTTAATGATTTGGTATCAGCAAAGTATTCCCATCGTCCAAACACCAAGTTCATAAACTCTTTCTTATCTTCATCTTGATAAACCACTTTATTTTTAATGGTTCCGTCCGGTTGCTCAACATCTGTTGGGACACCCTTCCACTGAGATTCACCTTTGGTTAATTTCTTATTAGTTTTCTTATATGCCAATATGATACATTCCTTTGGGTTATAAATATAAGGACAACTTGCACTCATCCAACTACCCCAAGCAGTTTGTCTAACTCGGTGAGGTGAGTCCTCAGTCAAATCAACCATTCCAAAGAATTTGAATCCAACTTGTTTCATCATCATCCAAAATTCTGCGTTGAATAATATTCTTCCCCCTCTTTCTTGAACGTTTAATTCTATTGGAACATTGATTGCAACTCTACCGTCATCTTTTAATATTCTTAATGATTCTGTTAACCATTGTCGGGTGAACTCCCAATATTCATCCATTGAACGTCCATCATCATATACATCATATGATACGTTGACATTGTAAGGAGGCGATGTCACCAAAAGGTCGACACATCCATCCGGAAGTGATTTCATTACCTCAACACAATCACCGTTTATTATTTTTCCTGTCTCTATCATATTACTCTTTTAATTGGTATTCCCAACCATCTTCTTTTTTTATTGGTGTAATTTCTAAATCTAAGAACACTGCGTTCTGCTCACTTGCGTGTAACCCTAATATATTATAATCGTAAAACTCTTCTGCTTCACCCATAGTCATTAGGTCTCTTTCTTGTAGTATATTTAATATTCCTTGTTTGGAATATAACATCTTTCTTCCCGGAGAACCAAAGTCCTCTACAATCCCAATTATAGCACCCTCTAACCCATCCAATAGAACCGCACCTTCTGCGTATTCATCAATATCTACTGTCATTTTCATTTGTTTTCCAAATTTTCAATTCTACGATTGAGGTACCAAGCGGCTTTCCGAAGGTCTTCTATTTCTTTATCCGGATATTTCTGACCAGCCCTTGAAATATATTTCACAGTGTTACCCAAGTGAAAATCTAACCCCCAAGCCTCTATAACTTTAATTGCCTCATACGGATTCAAAGCTCCCCCATAATGGTTGGGGTTTTTTACCATTTCTTTATTTTCTGACATACTATTCTTCTCTATATTCACCTAATAATTCTTCATCTGATATAATCCCTGAAAATTGCTCTCGTAATTTTGATGTATCCACTTTTTCATACATTGCGTGGATAGTTGATTCCAATTGGTCCGCGAAAGTTAATGCGTCATAGATAACACCAATAACTTTATATGGGTTAGCATTTGACGATGGTCTTCTATCCTCAAGGTAACCTTTCCAAGTTTCACCAACTGATTTAGGAACTCTAATAGACGCACCTCTATCCGATACACCCCAACTAAATTTGTCAATTGATTGTGTTTCAAATTTACCTGTTAATCTTAAATGATTATCCGAACCATATTCATCAATGTGAAGTTTTTGTCTTGTTTCAAAAGCGTTGAAGATTGATTTAAAATAACTTTCACCACCCACTTCTCTCATCTTTTTACTTGAGAAGTTTGTATGTAATCCTGAACCATTCCACTCACCCCATATAATTGGTTTTGGATGAAGTTCAATTGAATAACCTCTTTTCTCGGCTAGTTTATGTAAGATGTAACGCGACATCCATAAGTCATCAGCCGCAGCTAATTTACCTTTAGAGAATATTTGGTATTCCCATTGTCCAAGAGCAACCTCAGCATTGGTTCCCTCAACATTGATACCCAAGTCAAGACAATAATCTAAATGTTCATCACTTAACTCTCTACCCACGATTTGTCCTCCAACACCACAATAGTATTTACCTTGTGGTTCAACATTACTACTTCGTTCAAACCCCAATATATCCTTGTTATGTCCTGAACGAATAAAATATTCTTGCTCAAACCCAATCCAAAAATCGGTATCTTCTTCACCTAATTTACTTCTGTCATTAGTTTCGTGTGGTTTATTGTCTTTATTCAACACCTCACATAAAACATAAACCAAATTAGTATTACCTTTTTTATACATTCTAACAGGTTTAAGGTAACAATCTGAAGAGAATCCTTCGGCTTGCATAGTTGAACTACCATCGAAACCCCACGCAGGGACATCACTAATTTCTTTTGGTAATGTGTCAACAACTTTAATTTTACTTCTTAAATTTGGTTCCGGTTTGTATCCGTCAAGCCAAATGTATTCCAACTTCACTTTCATAATTTAACAATATAATATTTACTTATTTTTATACTTTTTTTATAACCATTTCTTACGGAGAATAATGGTTTTGTGGTAACATTAACTCCAATTCCATTATTAATTCTAAGTGACCAACCTGATGGTGATTTACTAAACAATATTGATTGATTAAACAATTTAATAACCGTTTGACTACTATCAACACCAATGTAGTATGTTTTTTTAGATAGCCACATAAAACCCTTCACTTAAATTACTTTCTTTAATAAACCCTTCAGATATTAAAGTATCCAATTGTTTTTTGGTTTCATCCATATTTTTTCTAAGAATGTATTTGGAGATGTAACTGATGTGGATTGGTTGTCGTAACTTATCCATTAAGGTTTTAATTTGTTTTTTGTCCATTATGATAATAATTTTCTAGTTATTTTAATGTTTTGATTGATATATGATAATATTTTTCTTTTAAAGATTGGGACTAGTGTTTGTTCTAAAGGAAACACATCATTACAAAACACTTCAAAGATTGGATAATCACATTCTTTGTTTTTCTCGTATGTTTTTGAAAATGTAGAGATAATTTCCGGTATAGTCAAACTATCCTGACAACCTTTAAAAATTAATTTTAATGATGTTTTTGTTTGTCCTTTGGTTTTATACACTTTTCTTGTTGTGTATTGCCAAACATACACTTTCTCAGGGGTTTTATATGAAAAAAAACCTGATTTACTTTGTAGATTGTTTTTGTTTTTCTTTACAACAACATCAATAGAATCAAAAACAATACTCCAAATTGATTTTGCAAAGTTGAAATAGTCGTGTAGTTGGGGTTGACTACTTTTTAATATTTTTTGATATTCAATAACTTCCTCGTCATCTAAAATAGGAATGTCTTTAACCTTTAAATCAGATAACACTAGTTCATCGTCATTGGAGGTTAATTTTTTATCAACATATAAAATTTTGTTTTGTGTAAGTAAGGTCTGTATATTACCCAAATGTA